ACTCTCCCCACTTTTCGCCATGTTGCTCTGTAATTCTAAAATCATAAACTTCAGGAGGAATAAAGGCTTTATTTGTATCTTCGTAACGACCTTTATCAATAGTATCGACCCATATAGTCCAATCTGCTTTAAAGTTGTTACGCATTTCAACCAATGGTGCAACAAAGTCGCAGATAACATAATCTACGTCTATCATAGCATCTGCTAGTTCACGCATACGCAAACTTTGACGAATACGTCCTGCTTCGCTAAAATCCCAGTCGTTGTATTTTTTGCGTACATCATCGGCATTAAGCCATCCAACTTTGACTACATTAAATGGAGTTAAAGAATTTTCATTTACTTTATAAGCATTTTGTAAATGGTCAACAATATGTTGAGCCAAATAAGTTTTACCTGAGCCCGGTAAGCCCATTATTAATATTCGTTGTGGCATAATTTTATTCGTAATGATGTTCTTGCATTAGTTCGTGCCGTCTTCGGTACAATACTGCTAATTCGTCTTTGAGTTTGAGTTTTTCTTTTTTAAGTGTTTCTATTTGATATTCATCCCAACTTGGATAAGACATAATATGTTCAATTTGTCTTGCTATTTGAGTGTGGTGATTGTCTACAGTTCGAATGTGGCGTTCAATTGAGTCGATGTCCATTTCAGTCTCCTAAAAACTGTCATAGTTGACAATATGTATTTAAGTGTGTATAATAGATTTTACACCTATTAGGTTGATTAGATTAAATAAAAATATGAGCGATACATTACTACTAAACAGCGATGGCACTCCGCTATCTATGCTGCCACCCAGTGTAATTGATTGGACTTTGGCTATTAAACTTGTTTTTCTAAACAAAGTGTCAGTGGTCAAAGATTACAATGATTGGGTAGTTCACAGTCAAAAATTGGCAATGCCTGTGCCCAGTATTATAATGACTAAACGCTATGTACGCCCAAAACATAAAGTATTGTTTAATCGTAAAATGGTATATCTGCGTGACAACTATACTTGTCAGTATTGCGGAGATCAGTTTCAAGCCAAAGATTTAACTCTAGATCATGTTACTCCTAAAAGCAAAGGTGGCAACAGTTCGTGGAGTAATTTAGTTACTTGTTGCGGTACATGTAATTGGCTTAAAGGTGCCAAAGCCATAGAACCTTTAACTAAACCCAAAGAACCTAGTTATTGGCAAATGGTCAAAGTTGTCAAGCAATACAGTCCTTATCAAATGCGTGATCCTGCCTGGGCAGAGTATTTGGGCTATGATAAACCGCTTGAAGCAACAGGATAATAAAAGGCACTTTATGTGCCTTTTTTCTTAATCGTTATCTACATACATTATTTCATAATAAATACATGTATGAGAAAATTTAAAGGTTATAGTACTATCGATAAAACGTGGGGCAATTTCAGACTCTACGACGTCGAACTTGCAAAACGTGATCTACTCAATGAGTTTTATACTCGTAGAGGAGAACGTTTAATGAGTCCGCAATTTGGTAGTATTGTATGGGATCTACTATTTGACCCTTTAACAGACGAAATAATAACAGCAATTAAACAAGATTGTGTAAGAATTGTAACTAAAGATCCTAGACTAGATATAGTGAGTATAGATGTAATAGACAACGAACATACTATCATAGTAACAATAGTTTTAAAATATGTACCTACAGCATCAGTAACAGAATTAGTAGCGGTGTTTAACAGAAACTTAACCACTGAACGAGAGATCGGATAAAGGATAAATTATGCCAAAGGCAATTAGACAAGAAAACTTATACGGAGCAGAAGATTGGACAGTAGTCTATTCCAGTTTTAAGAACGCAGAGTTCCGTAGTTATGATTTTGACACGCTACGTCAATCGATGATTGACTATGTCCAAAATAATTACCCAGAAGAATTCAACGATTACACACAGAACAGCGAATTCATCGCATTGGTTGACTTAGTTGCTTACGTAGGACAAAATTTAGCATTCAGAATGGATTTGAATGCTCGTGAAAACATTTTAGACACAGCAGAAAAGCGTGAAAGCGTATTACGCATCGCACGTATGCTGTCTTATAAACCAAAGCGTGTGCGCCCTGCCCAAGGCTTTATGAAAGTTGTCAGTATCAATACTTCTGAATCTATCCTAGATAGCACAGGTGTAAACTTATCCAATAAAACAATTCAATGGGGTGCAGATCCCAGCGAAATAGAATACGAACGTTTTATGAAAGTTATCAATGCCGCATTTAATAATAATAATCAATTTGGCACTCCAGTAAAGCGTAGCACAAACAGCGACACAGGAAATCTATTTGAGATTTATAATTTTAACAATCTAGGTGCAGAGTTACTTACACATTATGCTATCAACGGAAACGTTGACGGCAGTAATTTAAACTTTGATATATTACCAATTGATATAGATTCTAACGGAACATTAACACAGGCCGAACCTAATCTAGACAGTGCTTTTAGCATCATGTACAGAAATGATGGTAAAGGTGTAGGTAGTTCTAAAACAGGTTTCTTTTGTTTAGTTAAACAAGGAACATTGGTCAATACAGTTCAACGAATATACAGTCCAACTAGCAACTTAGTTGTTGATATTCCTGCTAGTAGAAGTATCAGCGAAGAAGATTTTTATGTACAGACAATCGATGACACTGGTGCTATATTAAAATCATGGAAAAAAGTCAGCGACTTAAATTTTTCCAACATTGTATTAAACGAATACAGCGGCAATGAAAAAGATTTATACGAAGTTATCTACAGTGATGCTGACATTACTAGCATTAAGTTCGGTGATGGATCATTTACAAATGTACCAACAGGACAAATAAAAATCTGGTATCGTTTAGCAGAAGACGGCTTTGTTAGAGTCAAAGCAGGTGATGTTAGCAACGTTACATTTAACATTGGTTATACCAATGCCAACAATCAAACACAACAATTAACACTAACTTTAGAATTACAAGACAACATGATCACAGGCTTACCTAGTGAAACAGTTGATGAGATTAAACGTAATGCTCCTGAAGCGTTTTACAGTAAAAACCGTATGGTCACAGGCGATGACTACAATGGTTTCTTACCAACACTAAACAACGATGTGTTGATTATGAAATCAGAAAACAGAACATTCAGCGGACACAGTCGCTATGTTGACCTTAGTGATCCTACAGGTAAGAGTCGTCCACTAATCGAGTTTGGTGATGATGGTTACATTTACAAAAGTGAATCTACAAAAAATACATACATCGCAGATAACGCTAGTCGACGCACAGTTGATTTGTTAGACGAGTATGTAGAAAAACAATTAGCCGATGTCGGCTTATTAAACTTTTATTATGGAAAATTAAATTTAGAAGGTATAACTGGTTCGAATAGTACAAAGTATTTTCCAAGTGTTAAATTAGATAAAACAATTTACTACACAACATTGGCAACTGCAATTGACGCAACATCTACTATTATTACTATTCAAACCAATAATATTAATACAGGCAATGCTTTTGATAGTTTTGACAATAATGGAGGTATGCTTCAAATTAACAATGAGTTATTTACATACTCTGGTATAAGTGGTAATACATTTACTGGTGTGTTGCGAGCACAAGAAAGTACAACTAGAGCAAGTCATATAGTAGGCGCACAGATATTCAAAGTTCAAGACTATCGTTGGAGACTGGCCTACAATGATCTAACTTCAAGTAATGGTTTTATTTCAGAATCATCTAGTTCAGAAACTCCTGTAAAAGTAGGCTTTACAACTGGAGGAGGACTAAGATCTTTACGTCCAGGTTCTTTGGCCAAATTTAAAAATAGTGCAGGCACAACAAAATGGATCACAGTTGCTGATATACGCGGCGACGGATTAGGAGTTGAAGATGTTGATTTAGTTTATACTGGTATACTTTCAAATGGTCATGGTCCAATTGAATTAAATGCTTCTTTAACAACTAAAGATCGTTTAGTAGAAATACTTCCTCCTTTTGCTAGAGTATTTGACACTTTAACAAGAGAATTAATTATAGAAAAATTAAATGCAAATATTTCTTTTGCACTAAGATTTGATAACCTTACACCAAAATGGACAGTCATTGATGCGGAAAATACTGTCATAGATGAAAAGGCTGACTACAATGCTACGCCCAGTGAAATTGGTGACAGAAGTTGGTTATTGTATGTTAAAAAAGAATCAACAGGTTGGACTATTACAAGTCGTCAATTAGATTACGTATTTGGCAGTGAAGAATTAATTCGTTTCTATAACATTAATTTTGCACCTACGTTTAATCCTAATTTTAAAACAGTTAGCAACGACTATATCAGTTTAGTAACTATTGATAGCAGTAGCAAATTATCTATACTTAAAAAATATCGCATCAGTGGATACTATGTCTA